TGATAAGACGCCAGTCGATACCGAAAGGTTCCTGCTTGCGTGCGTTCCCTACTACTGGGAGTGCGGGATTCCGAGTGTCCCTTTATCTACTACTCGTGTTGTGAGATATGGCGAAAGCCCCTATCTCGCTGTGTGCCCCATGGTCCCCTGGACCGCGCAACCGTGACCTGAAAAGACTCTTGGTAGCATCGGGCTTTGTTATAGTGGCCGGGCGAGGGTTCCGAAGACCCCTAAAACTACAACAATTGCACACTTACACAACTTCTCAACTATGGCCAACGCCTACGAGACCAATTTCCAAACCGCCAATGCTAGCCCACTTACTGGGACCCTAGCTGACCCGGTCGGCGGTACGATCCAAGCCGACCAATACCGTCGCTATCGCGCCGGTGTTTTCATGTCCGTCCCGGACATGGGCCATGTGAGCAACGTGGGACGCAGCATCTTCTACGAAGTTGGGCGTCACCACGGCCGCGCTCGCGACCTCTTAGCCGCGCCCCACGCGGAAGCTATCCCTATCGACTGCAGTGTCGATATCAACGCTGCTGAAGCAGCAAACTTCGAAGGGATGGCTCGCCGCTTCTCGAATTTTAGCCCGCAATGGGTTAAGATGGACCTGGCTGGGATGGTCGAACGCCTCGCCAAAGGTGTCACTGCTGCCGGTGTTTTCGGTGGTATTGATACAGGCACTCTACGGGGTGGACAGGCCATCCGGGTTACCGCACTCGGTACCTTGGACTCGCCTCAGACGGCGTCTATCAACAGTGTCTTTATTCCTCGCACTGTTGACACCGTCGGCAACGATCACGTCTTTGCTGTCCTTGTATCCGCTGCTAACGGAGAAGGGGCTGCCGTTACGACCGACGTGGTTCGGCTGGATGCTAACACCAACCAGCCCATGATCCCAGCAGTGGCAGGTGCCTCCTTTGCTACTGCTTGCGTTGAAGCCCTCCGCATCCTCGGAGCCAATATGGAGGCATCGGGCGCAGGCGATATTTTCGCTTACGCTGTAACTCGTGGCGTCCATGCGGGTGTATCTGTGGTCGCCCATACCGACGAAGGCGGCTGGTTCCGTAATGTTTTGAGATTTGATCGTTTCCGTGTTCCGTACGGCGGTATCAACCAGGGGTTGCGCCAGTATCCTGCTCTCCCGGCTTTGGCGTCGACCTCACCTTCTTCGATAGCAGCATGGGTGGACGCTATCGCCTTGAAGACCGCCGCTGCTGTCGCTCATTGCGACCCTCTCGTTCCCGGTGAAGGCGGATGGTACCCTTCAGTTTTTACAGCTGGGCAGAACGGGACCTCCGCTCCCGGGTCAAGTGAAGGTGCCGGGGTCGGTGACTTGGAGGCCCGTTCCATCGGTAGGCAGATCGCTTCTGACATCGGGCGCTTTGCACCTACCTACTGCCGCGCGCTGGGTACACTCTTCGGGCTGCATACTTCGAGTGGTATCGCAGAGAGTCACCTCTCAACCGTCGCTATGCGTGCTCTAACCCAGGACGTGAGCACTGACCGACATCTGCGACACGAAACTGTCGCTCCCTACTTCTGGATTGAGCCCACTTCGCTCATTGCAGTCAATGCATTCGGCACTCCCGCCGAAGCAGAGGGGTACGGTTCAAAAGTCACCCCTGGTGATACGCGAAGTGAACCATGCTTCGAACGCTTCAGGCTGTTGCAGAAAGGTACTACTGCCAACCACATGACAGTAGCGTTCAAGATGCGTACGGCCCGGACTTCGGCCTTGGTTAGCGCGTATGCTGCAGCGCCTGCTCCCTTGGCAGACCTCAAGCTGTATCAGTTTGATGAGTCTTCTATAGTGCTGCCCGGCGATCAGCTACCTACCCAGGGTGACGTAGCTTCCAAACACGCCGCCGCCGACCCACTCTCTTCATATTTATGGAAGAGGGGTCAGTCGTGCTTCCCTGCGCCCGCGGAGTTCATCAACACGAATTCCAATTACGGCGCTAAAGTTAGGTTGGTCACATGGGACGATGATTTCAACGCTTCCTTGTCTGACCTCCCCAACGATGAGGAGATGGCGACTGGCGTTGTCACATTCCGCGTGACGGTACCGACCGGCCTCGCTAGTGCTGGTAGCAACGCTGAAAATCGCGAAGCTAAACGTGCTCGTACCCGCGGTGCCATCGCTTTAGCCCAAGCAGTCTTGCGAGCTAGGGCTACCGGTCTGGCTGTTTCCCCCTCGATGGAGGTTAGCGATGTGCCGCCTACATTCGACACGCCCCCGCTACTCCCGGCCCCGATATACGGCGACACCCAGTCTGCGTCCGGACCGCGCGATCCTGGACCGGTACCAGTGCTCGCTGTCGGCGGAGGCCTGGACGTCGGCAGGATTGCGCGTGGTGCACCTCTGCCTCCGACGGCACATCACATGCCGCAACGTGCTCCTAGGATTGCTGGTGCTGTCGTACCGCCCGGTGGACCTACCGCTGGCCCTCCAGCTGCCGCTGGCGGTCCTGTAGCCCCGAACGTCCTCCCACCTCCTCCCGCTGGCCCCGCTGATTCACAGGATCCCCTCCCCGCCCCACCGGCACACTTGCCAACCGATGCCACTGCTGCTGAAGCAGTGCCCGCTCAATGATTGAGTCCCCTGTGTCTATACGAGCTAATGAAGCCGGCATCGTAGGACAATACCTGAAAGGGCTTCTCAACATGGAGTGGGCGTCTGGCGTTATGGTGTTATCTTTCTCTCAGCAGATTTCGGAGGTCTACAAACCGACATTCAACGGTTTGAGACCGACGGATTTACAAAGGGCAGCTGCTGCATATCTTGTTCCCGATTTTCCTGTACAAGTCCGTATCGAACGCGGATCTGTACTCTCCTTACTATCTCAAGTCATCGACCCTCCGGCTAGAGTGACCGACCGCCATTCGTTCCGGTGGTTGTGTGATCCCAAGGCGTCCTATGCTGCATTTCCACCTAAGCAACATCCGGGCGCTGTGAACAAAGTGAACGTTTATCTCAACGAGGTGGCATCCTCCCTCCTTTCTCTGGATCCAGCCGCCTACTCTTCTGCTAGCCAAGCCCTCTGGCCATACAGAGGGAAGATAGCCAACGACCAAGCAAGCGCAATTATTCTGTACGGCTACGGTCTACGCGCACAGGCTGTACCCGACGCTATGCACGTGGCTGCTACGCTTGCGACCACTCCCGATCTGGCAAAGGCCCTCACCAACTTCCTCAAAGCAACGGGCGCCAACGGTTCGCGTTTGGGTGCTCTCCTATGCGAAAGCAACGTCCTTCTGGGTCGCGCTGCTGGGCCCGCCGATCTCTCAGAGGAGGCCCGATATCGTACGAGCAGCGATGTCGAGAGTCGTCTGGCTATCTTCAGTGACGCTGACTTGAGTGCGGCTATCGACAGTGTCTTAGATGAAGAGATCAAACGAGTCGAGGGCTCGCAGCACATTGAGTTCGACTCGTATCAAGAGCACTGGAACGACCGGTGGGCTTGGGCAGTCAACGGAGCCCACTCAGGCCACGTCTCAAAGCTATATCCTCGCGTGCCAAAGCCACCAGGAATGCTCCGTGAACACAGACGCGCTTGGCTCGAAAGTGTGACTGAGGACCCACGTATCGATTGGGACGGTAAGACATTCGTGTCCGCATCTCCGAAATTAGAAGCCGGGAAGACTCGAGCAATCTTTGCATGCGATACTGTGAACTACCTCGCTTTCGAGCATCTGCTTGCACCGGTAGAAAAACGCTGGCGGAATTCCAAAGTGATTCTGGATCCTGGACGTGGCGGTCATCTCGGCATGATTTTCCGTACGACAGCTGCTCGTGCCCGTGCCGGTGTCTCCATGATGTTGGATTATGATGATTTCAATTCTCACCATTCTACACGAGCGATGCAGATACTATTCCAGCGTTTAGGAGACCGCGTTGGTTACCCAGCTGACAAACTGGCTAAACTTGTCGCTTCATTCGAGAAAATGTACATTTACAATGGAATGGAGCAAGTCGGTCGTGTGAGAGGTACACTAATGAGTGGCCATCGAGGCACGACCTTCATCAATTCCGTCTTGAACAAGGCGTATCTCCTTATCGTACTAGGAGAAGACTTGTTTGAGCGCAGCGKGGCTTTGCACGTGGGTGACGATGTTTACTTCGGTGTACGTACGTATGCTGAAGCAGGCGAAGTCGTTACCCGGATCAAGAATTCGCCTCTGCGTATGAACCGAATGAAGCAATCGGTAGGTCACGTATCTACTGAGTTCTTACGCAACGCCACCTCAGGCCGGTCCACCTACGGATATTTCGCTCGTGCTGTAGCCAGCACCGTATCCGGAAACTGGGTGAATGAGATGGCCCTCAGTCCAAGCGAGGCGCTTAGCTCTATAATCGGGGCTGCGCGCACCCTCGTTAACCGATCCGGCGCAGAAAACTTGCCACTGCTCCTCCACCCAAGTCTTGTTCGCATGACGGGTTTACCAAGGGAGGACCACAAGAAGCTGCGCGAATTGCTGTTGGGGACAACAGCTTTGGATAACGGCCCCCAATACAGCCTGGGGGGCTACTACACATCCGTCAGCAGCCTAATCACTATCGCCGCTAGTGACCGTCACGGCTACACCCCGCTCCCCCGCGAGGCAACAACTGCTTATTTAAGCTGTGCCGCGGACCCGCTCGAAGTGAACGTGTTGACCCAAGCTGGTGTCAGCGTTGTCAGCGCAATGGAAGAGGCGAGTTTCAGGAAGTCGCTTCCGGCTCGCTATACTGGCTACGAGACATTACGGCTAGGCCCTAAGTCATTGATCAGGTCTATAGGTACAGCATCCGTTGCTGACCTCATCTCCGTTTCCCCCCCCCGCGGAGTTCTTGAACGCTACCCTCTCCTCACCCTGGCGAAAAGGAGGCTCCCAGAGTACTTAGTACGCTGGGCAGTCTCTGTCGCCGGCGGCAACCCTTCTGCCCCCGACATCGGCATGGAGGCTTGGGGGGAATTTAAACACGGCTGCATGATTGCGACTCCGATGTCGTACTCCGATGCAGCTACCTTTGGCAAGCGGACAGTTTCAACTGTATTAACTTGCCCACTTGACGCCCACGTGTAAGCTACCCCAGCTTACGGTGTCAAGAAATTCGAGGCCCTAAGGGGCCAAATTGC